CGTAAGCGGTTCAAACGCCGATATAGCTTTTAGTACTTGCAATAACTGCACAGTAGGAACGGCAACGCTAACCAATGGTATAAATTCGACTGGAATTTCGGCGTCACAATCTTTCAACAATTCTGTTAATGGCGGTAGCACTACTGGCCACAATCAAGGCGTATTTTCCTTTACCATTAGCGAACTGTACCTAAACAACTTCACGATTAACGAGGCTACGGAGGTTGCCTCCTTTGGCGTAACGGGCCTCGTATACGTCAACCGCCTCGACGACACCGACAACAACAGTTGGGTGTTTCAATCCGGCATCGGCACCGTCAACCAGCAGACCGCAGTCGTGGACAGCCCCGCGACAACGTCGTGGCGGATGCGTCCGACTTCAGGCACCACCTCCGCGCTTATACCTGTATTTCTCAAACTGGGTACGGTGGTCTGCGCCGCCAGCAGCGCCGTCACCGTCACGGCCCGTATGCAGCGCAGCAACACCGGCCTGACCATGCGCCTGATCTGCCCCGGCGGTCAGATCACTGGCGTCTCCACAAGCGTGAGCAGTGACATGACGGCAGCGGCAAACACATGGGAGACGGTGACCATCACGTTCACACCGACGAAGGCCGGCGCGGTGGACATCTACGCTCACGCGTTCGGAGGCTCATCGTTCTCCGGTTACGTCTGCAACCTCACAGCGACACAGGTCTGACCATGTACGAGATCATCGACCGTGAGCAGGACGACGCAGGTAAGTGGCGCATCCGCGTGGCCATCAACGGTCAGACCGTGGCGTTCAAGTTTCAGTCAGACCCCACGGACGAGGAAGTGCAGGCCGAGGCCGCGCGTTACGACGCGATGATGCAGGAGCAGTCAGATGCCGCTCCCAACACGGACTGATGTTCTAACACTTGACTTTACGGGTGCGGGGCAACCGGCAGCGTATATCGAAGCCAAGGCGCTCAGTCCGTCTTCGGCAACGCTCGACTACACGCTGGCGGGGCAGCCCGCTGTTGGCCTCGCGCCCGGTGGAGCGGCAACGCAGAACCTCGCCCCAGCGCTCTTCACCAACACGAACACGTTCTACACGGCGACGATCACGGCGGGCGCTGTCAATCTGTCGCCTGATCTCTTCACCAACACCAATACGTTCTACTCGGCAACGGTCGGCAGCACGTATGTGCTGTTGCCGGACCTCTCCGCCAACACGAACACGTTCTACGCCGCCACGGTCAGCAGCACGTACACGCTGCTGCCAGATCTCTACACCAACACGAACACGTTCTACGCGGCGACAGTCGCCGCCACGTACACACTGTTGCCGGCGCTCTACGGCAACCTGAACACGTTCTATTCGCCGACGGTTACACCCGGTGCGGTCACGCTGTTGCCGGCGCTCTATACCAACACGAACACGTTCTACAGCGCCACGGTCACGCCCGGCGCGGTGACGCTCGCCCCGGCGCTCTACACCAATACGAACACGTTCTACAGCGCCACGGTCAGCGCCACGTACACGCTTGCCCCGGCGCTCTTTACCAACACGAACACGTTCTACACGCCGCAGCTAACCTACCGGCAGTTCGTGGATCCGGCACTCTTCACCAACGTAAACACGTTTTTCGGTCTCTTCGCCTACCTGTACCCGTTCCACCCGAACGACGTGCGCCCCGACGGCAACAGCATCGCCCCGGGTCCGCGTGGGCCTATGCCGCCCGCGCCAAACGCGGCGCGCGGTGCCATGCCCTTCGCCTCCGCGTCCCGGGCGTCGATGCCACCTCCGCCGAACGCCGGCCGCGCAAACATGCCTCTGTCTACGTCTGTGCGACAACCGATGCCCTTCGAGTAGAGTTTACACGGTGGCTGTTGTTTGGTATGTTGCGACCGCCAGAAATGTTCGCCCGCCGTGGCAAGCTGCTGCCCTGATACAGCGAGCACAATAACATGGCTTATTCCAACACGGTATCACAGACGGTGTTCACGACGCAGCGCGTTATCGACAACGCCGTGCGTCGCTGCCGTGTGCCTGCAGAACAGATCACGGCCGAGACGATCAGCATCGCCAACGACATGCTGTACCTGCTGCTGTCGGACCTCGCCAATCAGGGCGTGCCGCTGTGGTGCATCCAGAAGTGCATCTACCCGCTGTACGAGGGCACGCCGACGATCACGACCTACACGGGCACGGTCGACCTGCTCAACACCAACCTGCGTTCCTTGCAGGAGGTGACCGGCACCAACACCGACACCTCGACCAGCCGCACGGTGAACTTCGGCAGCGCCTCCTCCGCCACCGCAGTCAGCAATGTAGGCATCCGGTGGACGGCGCCCTCGGTCCCGGTATCGCTGCAGCGCAGCATTGACGGCGTGACGTGGACCATCATTCAGAACGAAGACCAGACGGCCGCCGCCGGCGAGTGGACGTGGTTCGACCTGAACAGCAGCGTCGCCACCCAATACTTCCGCGTCGTGGCCATCACCGGCACGCTCGGTTTCAGCCAGATATATCTCGGCAACACGCCGACCGAGATCCCCATGGCGCGCATGAACCGCGACGATTACACCAACCTGCCGAACAAGACGTTCCAGTCGAACCGGCCCCTCCAGTTCTGGCTCGACCGTCAGGCGCAGTCGCCGGTGCTGAACCTGTGGCCCGTGCCGAACGCGCAGGCCACCGTCTATCAGGTCGTCACGTGGATCCAGCGGCACATCATGGATGTCGGCACCATGTCGCAAGAGGTGGAAGTGCCGCAACGCTGGTATGAGGCAATCGTGGCCATGCTGGCCGCCAAGATGGCGATGGAGATGATCGAGGTCGACCCGCAGATCATCCCGATGCTGGACAGCAAGGCCGCGCAGGCGCTGGCCGTCGCGCAGGCCGAGGAGCGCGACAACTCGCCGATGATGATCGCCCCCAACATTTCGCCGTACACGAGGTAGTCCCATGCCGGTCTTTCTCGACACACGGGGGCGCAGCACGCTTGGCATCGGCATCTGCGGCCGGTGCAGCCGCAAGATGAGCCTTGACGATCTGTACCCGGATCCGAACTACCCGGGGCTGCGCGTCTGCAAGGACGACATCGACCAGTACGACCCGTACCGGCTGCCGGCCCGGCAACCGGAAGTTATCGCTCTCCAGTTTCCGCGACCGGACACCCCCCTCGCGCCATGAACACCCGAGGAGTGCTCCCCTTGGGCTGTGGCAGGGCCGGCGGTGCTTTATCCCCCCGCCGCCGGCGCTGTTCTACTGAAGGATGAAAGATGATTGAACAACTGATCAGCCGGGTCTTCTACGCCCGCAACGTCGCCCACTTCGAACACTGGCGCGCTACCGGCACGGGCAGCTTCGCCAAGCACAAGGCGCTGGGCGTCTTCTACGACAACGTCATCGACGCCATCGACGACCTCGTGGAGGCGTATCAGGGCGCGTTCGAGCTGATCGGCAACATCCCGGGACCGGAGACGCCGAAGGGCGACGTCCTGAAGCTGCTCGAGGCCGACGCCGCGTGGATCGAGGAGAACCACGAGGGTATCTGTCAGGGCAACCGCGCCGTGGCGAACCTGATCGACACGCTGACGGGCGTCTATCTTTCGGCAATCTACAAGCTGCGGAACCTGAAATGAGCGAAGACGTGAACATCCGCCTGACGACGCACGAGGCGGTCTGCGCCGAGCGTTGGCGCGAAACCATCGCGCGCTTCAAGCGCCTTGAGGCCATCATGATTGGCGGTATCGGTGGCATCATTGCGCTGCTGTCCGCGATTGCTTTGAAGGTAAACTGACATGAGCTTTTGGGATAAAATGGAGAGCCAGAAGGACGGCATCGAGGACACCGTCGAGTTCACGATCCGCATGGCCGTGGTGACGCTGGCCTGCGTCGTCCTCGTTGTCGTGGCCGCGCTAGTCATCGGCCTGTTCATGCCGAACCACATCGTGGACAGCGACAAGGTGTTCGAGATCGTCGGCCCGGCGTTCAACATGGTCATCGGCGCGTTCGTCGGCCTGCTGGGCGGCCTGAGCCTCAACGCCAACGCTCGCGACGCCAAGCCCCCCGCGCCGCCGGAAGTCGACGCGCCGGAGCCGGCAGATGACGACGGCATGGCACCGTGGGAGAAGTACCGCAACGACTTGCGCTACGACGCCAATGGCGACGGCGTGGTCGACGAGGCAGACTTCCCCGACTGGCGGAACCCGGGGGCATAAATGGCCGGAGACCTCTCCACCGTTGAGTTGATCGGCCAGCTTTGGCCGCTCGTCCTCGCGTTCATCTCGTTGGTGATCATCCTCGCCAAGATGGACGTGCGCCTCGCCGTGGTCGAGGAGAAGATCAAGGCTCTGTTCGAGCTGTGGAACAAGGGGCGCGACAAGTGAGCCTCGCAAATCTCCAACGGAAAATCGGCGTTACGGCTGACGGCGCATTCGGCCCCGGCACGATGAAGGCCGCTGCGACCTACTACAAGTTGTCGCCGGACCGCGCCGCGCACTTCTTTGCTCAGACGGCGCACGAGAGCGGCGGCTTTACGGCGTTCAGCGAGAACCTGAACTACGGCGCGGCCGGCCTGCGCGGCATCTTCCGCAAGTATTTCGGCACGGACGCTCTGGCCAAGGCGTATGAGCGCCAGCCGCAGAGGATCGCCAACCGCGTCTATGCCAGCCGCATGGGCAACGGCGACGAGGCATCCGGTGACGGGTGGAAGTTCCGTGGTCGCGGCGCGCTCCAGTTGACGGGCAAGTCGAACTATCAGGCGTTCGCCGACTATGTCAGCCGCCCGGACGTAACGACGAACCCGGACTTAGTGGCCGGTGAACTCTGCTTCGAGAGCGCGCTGTGGTTTTTTGACAAGAACAAGCTCTGGTCGATCTGCGACCAAGGCATCAACGACGTCGCGATCCTCGCGCTGACGAAGCGCATCAACGGCGGGACGCACGGCCTCGACGACCGCAAGGCGAAGACCAAGAAATACGCGGCTTGGCTCTGATGTTCGGCATCCCCTCCCCCTACATCATGGGCGGCATGCTGGTCATCGGCTTCCTCGGCGGGTATAAGGTCCGCGATTGGCAGTGCGACGCGGCGTACGCGGTGGCTTTGGAAAAGGCGGAAAAGCAACGTGCTAAAGTGGAGACCATCCTCGACACGAAGTCCGCAGCCTATGAGGAAAGACGTGCTGAAGCCGATGTACGTTCCGTTGAGCGGACCAATACGGTTCGCGAGATTTATCGTACGGTGCCTGCCGTTTCTCCTAGCTGCGCTCCTCCTGCTGACGCTATTCGGGTGCTCCTCGAAAGCATTGGTAATCCAGACGCTGAAGCGGCCGCCGGCAAACTTGGCAAGCCCGTGCCCGCGCCTGAACAACCCGCCCGACCCATTTCTCGACCCGGCGCGCCTGCTGTGGGAAAAGGACGTGATTGAGCGGCGCAATGACTGCGCGGAGAAGCACCGGCTGACTATCGAGGCGTGGCGCGAGGCTAGTCAATTACCACAAAAGTGATATAAGGACGGCCCATGGCTACCACGATGACCTTTGACACGCTGAAGCAGGACGTGCAACGCTATCTTGAGCGCGGCGCGACCTATGCCTCGGACCCGGTCGTCTATGAACAGATCCCGCGCCTGATCAATCTGGCGGAGCGGCGCATTGCGCGCGAGCTGAAGATCCAAGGCTTCATCGCGGTGGTGTCTGACACCTTGGTTCCCGGCCAGTCGGTGTACGCGAAGCCCGACCGTTGGCGCGACACGGTCAGCATCAACATCGGCACTGGCACCAGCAATGCCAACCGCACCGCCCTCTTCACGCGCGTCTACGAGTATCTGCGTTCGTATTGGCCGAACGAAAGTCTGACGGCGACGCCGCTGTTCTACTCGGATTACGACTATTCGCACTGGCTGATAGCCCCCACGCCGGATCAGGCGTACCCCTTCGAGGTGCTGTATTACGAGCTGCCCCCGCTGCTCGACGACAGCATTCAGACGAACTGGCTGACAGAATACGCTCCCCAGCTCCTGCTGTATGGCGCGTTGCTCGAGGCGACCCCGTTCCTGAAGAACGACGAGCGCATCGGCACGTGGCAGCAGTATTACGACCGCGCCGCTGCAATGCTCAACGGTGAAGATCTGGCGAAGATCCTCGACCGCGCATCAGTCCGCAAGGAGGCATAAGTGAGCTACACATCCGTTTTCGGTGGCACCACGATATATCCCTCGGATGTGTCCTACCTGTCGATTGCCCTCGGCGTGGACACGCCGCTTGAGTGGCCCCTCGAAAGTTCGGGAACCGAAGACCCAGCCGCGCGTATCATTGATGTCGACCCAACGGCGTCCGGCTTCAGCATCGTCCTGCCCAATGCCACGCTGACCGGCGCTGGCCAGACGATCCTGTTCAACAACATCGACGTTACCTTCAGCTTCTTCGTGAAGGACTTCGCCGGCAACACGCTGGCGACGGTCACCGCCGGGACGCAGTGGCAGGTCTATCTGGCGGCCACCACAACCCCCGCCGGCACGTGGCGCGTGTTCCGCTACGGCGCCTCGACCGCAACTGTGCAGCCGTCCGCGCTGGCCGGCTTCGGCCTGACCGCCACCGGCTCGACGCTGTCGCAGTCGCTTCCCGTCACCACTTTCTTGACCAGCGGCATCTCTGTTGCCACTTCAAATCGATCTGAAGCGTTCGTGTGGACCGGCACTGGCACTGGCACGCTGAACATGCTGACGGCCGCATCCGCCGGCAACAACTTCTTCATCTTCGTCCGCAACGAGGGCGGTGGGGATCTGACGGTTGATCCGGCCGGCACGGAGACGATCAACAGCGCCGCCACACTGGTGCTTCGACCCGGGGACAGCGCCAGCGTCATCACCGACGGCATAAACTGGTACACAATCGGCCTCGGGCAGGAGGCGGTGTTCGCGTTCGATTACACGTCTATTGCCGTCACGGGCGGCACGGTCACGCTCTCCGGCTCGCAGCTCAACCGCATCGCGTACAAGTTTGTCGGCGCACTGACGAGCAACTGCACGATCATCGTGCCGGCCACAATCCAACAGTATTGGATCAACAACGCCACAACCGGCGCGTTCACCTTTTCCGTGAGAACGAGCGGCGGATCTCCGACGCTGATCAATCAGGGCGCCAAGGGCATATACTACTGCGACGGCACCAGCATAATTCTCGCCTCGGATCCGACGGTGTTTACGCTGCCGGTCACCATCGCGGACGGCGGTACGGGCGCGACGACGGCATCCGCCGCACGCCTCAACCTCGGCATCACGACGTTTGCCGACCCCATCGTCACGGCCACCACGGGCGCGTCCGTCCGCACCACCATCGGCGCGGCGGCCTCCGGCGCCAACAGTGACATCACCTCGCTCAGTGGGCTGACGACGCCCCTGTCGCTGGCGCAGGGCGGCACGGCTGCCACGACGGCTGCTGGCGCGCGGACGAGCCTCGGCGGCACGACGCTCGGCGCGAACGTCTTCATCATCCCGGACCCGAGCGCCGTCACCTTTCCGCGTTTCAACGCGGACAACACCGTGTCGGCACTGGACGCGACCACGTTCCGCGCGGCCATCGGCGCCGGGGTCGGCACCGGCACTGTCACCTCCGTCGGTGGCACTGGCACGGTCAACGGTATCACGTTGACGGGCACGGTCACCAGCAGCGGCAGTCTCACGCTCGGTGGGGCGCTCTCCGGCGTCAGCCTCACCACGCAAGTCAGCGGGACGCTGCCTATTCTCAACGGCGGTACAGGTGCGACCACGGCCGGCGCGGCCCTGACCTCCCTCGGTGCATACGCTGCCAGCAACCCGTCGGGTTTCACGTCGAACACAGGG